GGCTATCTTCTGCCTGGATAATTCTTCAAGGCGTCATGCTCTATGCCCTGGTAAAAATGCTAAAGGACAACGAGCCACCGTTTTGAAATTGTTATAATCGCTACGGCGTGTTGACTTGACACGACACGCCCGATGCGGTCGGCCCGAGATCGTGATCGAAATGTTATTAAAATGGATTAAAATTGTTCCCCGAAATCCCCAAAATGTCTGACCCCCGTGCTAAGATTTTAGTATGTTAGGTAAAAGAAATGAAGCAAGACGCAAGGCTGAGAGCCAAGCGTTGTTTGTATCTATGCTCAAGTCCCCTCACCTAATCACAACCCCTAAAAAGTATAAAGGCACTCGCCAGAGCACCAATGGCAAGGCTATAAAAGAAAGCAGAGACAATGACTGATTTTTATAATGTATCCGTAGCACTTCCAGACGCTAAGGCTATTGCCTGGGACACCTGCCACAAAATCTATGTTCTAATGGATGACGCTCAGGTTGAGAAGATGCGTGAGTATGAGTATGACCCCCTTATCACTAAAGACGAAATGAACGAGCAAGAGATGCTTGACACAATTCAAAAGTGGTATGACGAAAGTTGTGGCTTGCGTTTTGTTGACGCTGTATCAACTAACCTAGAAGACCCTAATGCTGGATTCGAGACTCTAATCGCCCAAGGTGAAGACTGGGAAGATGAAGACGATGAAGACGAAGAATAAATGTCACACCCCTAATGTAAACTAATCTTATCAACGAAAGGAAACACCATGGGCAGCAACTTTGTAGCAGAGATTCAAGACACAGACCTATTCCCTAACGTCACTTTGAGAGATGCAGTTGGTATGCACTTGCGTGGCAATTGCTATCCCCCAATTCCAATTGAGATGGTTGATGTATGCGTTGAAGCTATTCACGCCTATGACGATGGTGACTATTACCGTATGCTTACCCTTCCAAAAATTGGTGACTTCCAAGTTCGCAACCGAGATGGCAGTATCGAGGTAACCGCAATGCAGGTTGTAGAAAACACACGTATCGAAGGATTCATTCACGGAGAGGAATACTGATGTTCGAAAACATAATTGATGACGCAGCTATTGACAAGCTTGATAGCGATACTCTCGAACAAATTCTATCTATCTTAGAGAAGGCAGGTTACTAATGGATGAAGAACAAGTTAAAGAATTATTCACCATGTTTCACGAAGGTGATATCACCGCTAACGAGTTGATGGCAGACCTCGATATTGGCGGCTTCGATGGTGACCTCATAGACTACTTGTAGCCTGGGAGGGGCCGACAGTTTTCTGATCAGAAGTCAAATTAAGAAAGTCTTACGACACGCTTGAAAATGTCGGGGATGTCTGCTAAAATATTTATACAACCCCGAAAAGAAAGTATCTAATGAATAACTACGTAGAAATCTATTCACAACTAGCAAGCAAGGCAACCTTTGGACAGGTAGAGCAAGCAAGCAAATGGTATCTTGACGCAGAGCGTGTTGCACATGAGGTTGCAACTAATCTAAATACAGACTTGGAAGTTGGTGCAAGTGTTGTGTCAGCATTCAGCCCACGTGAGCGTTGGACTAACAATGTTCAGAAGGCAGTAGCCTATTCACTTGGTCAAAAGGTAGTTGGACTACCTAACAACCTAAAAATGGCAGACAAGGCCATTAGTCTTGGTTATGACGCACTAAAGGGACAGAAGACTAATGCATTCGCACGAGCTATTGCAGGCGATGAGCAAGCAGTAGTAATTGACGTGTGGATGTTGCGAGCATTAGGTATCGAGAAGAAGACACCTACCCAAAGCCAGTATGTTGAAATGGCACGTGCAGTAAAGAAGGTTGCGGTTATTCACGGCATGACACCTAGAGCAATGCAAGCACTAATCTGGATTGTAGTTAGAGGTAGTGCAGAGTAAACTTCCTGGACTTGCCCCTTGACAAAAGGGGTACAGTCTGGTCGGCCCCAGATCGATCCAGATGTCAATTAAGACACATACAAACATTTCCCGAAAACTTTGTAGAAACTTACAAAAGAAAATGCTTGACAATAGTTGTTTTATCCCCCATAATAGATACATCAGCAAAAGTTGATAACAAAATCAAACAAAGGAAGCAAGTATGTCGAACATCTCTCTAACTGTTGGCTCACAGTTCACCACCGCAAAGTCTGGCGTAGTAGGCACAATTCAGGAAATCGTGAAGAACAAGAACGGCTCTGCCCGTGTTCGTCTTGATGTAAATGGACAGCCTCGCTGGACTACTGTAAAGTAATCTAAATAAACTGACTACTTGGGCTCGGACTAGATAAGAGGGCTAAGCCAGAGTTCTTACAGGACACCCCCACCAAGTAAATGTCAGACCCCCTTGCTACAATAGTAATACCAAATAACCCCTACAAAGAAAGAAAATCAAAATGGCTAGAACCATCTCTGTAAAAGTCCCTGTGTCATCTGTTATCGCTGAGGTAGAGAAGAAGATTGCTGAGATTGACAAGGCAATCGCTTCATACCCTTCAGATGTTGAGAAGTATGAGAAGGAAACCGAAACCTACAAGAAGAAGGTTGCCAAGTTTATTTCTGAGTTCGTAGCAAAGAACTCTAATAAGATTGGCTATGACCACGACTCTGTAATCCGCATCTCAACCAACTACTCTGGTCGTCTGGAACTAATCTTTGACTCATCTAAGATTGAGGGCTTCCCTGAGCGACCAACTGAGCCACAGCGACCAAATCAGTCTGAGTGGATTGGCAACAAGCACCTAAACCGCAAGGAAGTTCTTGAGAAGAACCTAAAGGTATTGCGTATGACTACTCAGGAAGAAGTAAACGCAAGCACCTACTCTGCTGTGCTTGACCTTATCTAAACCATAGGCTTACGCCTAAACACCTGAGCAAGTGTCTAAAAGGCTTCCCCACCCCCACACAAAACTGAAGATCCTTAGCGATCATAAATACTGAAGTGGGTGGTTTTTTGGGGGCCGACCGCAAAGCTCCTGGGATGTCAAATTAAGACTGTTAAGAAACTTTCCCGAAATGCTTGACAATGTCAGAGGCTCATGTAATAATAGAACTATCAACGAAAGGAAACCCCTATGTCCTATGAAATCCTTACCAGAGTCCTGTATGTCACCAAAGATGGAAACTACGGTGCTGACGACATTATCATTACTGACCTAGATAGTCTTACAGATGAGCAGATTGAGCAGATGTCTTCCTTGAGTGACAACGACCGCTTTGCCTATGTTCAGGCAGTTCTAGATGGCCAAGACACCTCGGAGTGGGAAGACTAAATGTCTGACCCCTATGTTAGGATAATACTATGAATCTAAAACCCCTAGAACAAGAAATCAGATTAGCGACTAGAAGCCTAGAGCAGGCGATAGAGTTTGAGGTTGCCAGTGGATATGACATTGACGCAACTATGGACCGCAAGCACTGTGAGGGTTGGGCTGAAGCCCTAGACTACGCATACATTCTATTGAACGGAGCAGCCTACCATGACGAAGACAATGACTAACCTTGAGATTATTGATTTCCTAATCAGTGATACCCAACTTTTCATCGAAGAGAAGAAAGGTCTAGATATCAATGATTCTTTCGGTGACTACCTTGAGGGACTTATCAATAGAAGTCAATCTGTTCTAAGAATGATGGGTGTTACAGAAGATAACATTCCTAACGATGGGAGTTGCTAAAATGTCAGAGGCCATTGCTACAATTGACACCATGAACGAATGCTACCAATGCCAAGAAGACCTAGGCTATGACCCTGGAACTTCTGTTCACCCCCTATGCCAAGACTGCCAGTATGAGTTTGATGACTGGCTACAATACGAAATGATGAGGTTCAACTAATGCCAAAGTTCTATGTGAAGATGAAAATTGATTTCGCTGGAGAGATTGAAGCGGACTCTGCAGAAGATGCGGAGCAAAAAGCTTGGACCTCGTGGGGAGATACCATGGACAACGACATCACCTATGACGGTGTCTACGACATCGAAGTAGAAGAAGTTGACGAAGAGGAAGAGGACGATGACAGTCTCTAGAGCAGTGGCCAGACGTAATGGAACGTTTGTCCCAAATAAGACCAATAAACTTACACACTTTGTAAAGATAGATTCAGGATGGTATGAAGATGAGCAGTGATATTCAACAGATAGGATATGAGACAGGACTAGCGGACATGCTTGCATATGTTGACAAGACAATCCTAAGTGCAATGGACAATCCCGCTCTCGACGTCATCCCTGCAAAGATGGCCCTGCAAGTACTAAGGGCAAGTCTTACTGTAGAAGATTTTCAGTAGGGGTACTGATAGGTCCCTTTAGTGTGGACCAACAGCTGGGTATCTGTATAAACTACCCCCCCTTTGGGGCCGACCAGATCCTGGATCAAATGTCAAGTTACGATCCAGTTACGACACTCCAGAAATTTTTGCTAAATAGTCTTGACAATGTCAGTCCCTACCTGTAAAATAGTCTTATTAGCAATTCACCCCTAAATAGAAAGTTGGCTCTCATGGCTCACGACTTGGAAACCGTAAACGGACAGACTGCTTTCGCTTCATTGCGACAGCCTGCTTGGCACAACCTCGGCACAGTATTCGAGAACGAGGTAAACACTAACGAGATGTTGAAACTCGCACACCTAGACAACTGGAATGTTCGTCTTGAGGACGTAGCAACCCCAGAGGGCTTCAACTCAGACAAGAACTATTCTTTTGTCACTCGCACTAACCCATTTGACCGTAGCACTAATGACATTCTTGGTGTCGTTGGTGAACGTTATGTTCCTCTTCAGAATGAAGACCTATTTAGTTTTGGTGACAACCTGCTAGACGGTGGTGGACGCTGGGAAACTGCTGGTTCTATCAAGGGTGGACGTGTTGTCTTTGGTTCGATTGCCCTAACTGATGAGATTGTTCTCGACCCTAACGGCATTGCTGATAAGATTGACAACTATCTTCTTATCAACACTAGCCACGATGGCTCGATTGCGATTCAGGCTTCTATCACACCTGTTCGTGTTGTTTGTGCTAACACTCTAAACCTTGCCTTGTCTGCTTTCAAGGGCAAGAAAGATGTCAAGCAAACTTTCAAGATTCGCCACACCCAGACCGCAGAGGGCAAGATTGCTGTGGCACGTGAGGCTCTTGGACTTGCTCACAAATACATTGACGAGTTCTCGACTATGGCAAACGACATGATTCAGACTGAAATCACTAAGGCTCAGTTTGACAAGATTGTTGAACTTGCCTACCCTGCCCCAAAGGGTGAGGACAAGAAGGGCTCACACAAAAAGTATGACGGCAAGATTGACCTGATTCAGTCTATCTATGTTGGTGACTACAACAACACCATTGCTGGAACCGCTTGGGGAGCATTCAACGCTCTAACCGAACGCCTAGACTGGTATCGCAACTCACGTGGCGGAAACAACGAAAGCATTTATGCTTCTGCTTCTGGCTTCGACCCAATGATGAACGCTGAGAAGAACCGTCTGATGAAGATTGTTCAGTCTACCGTAATGGCATAAGCGACACGCAGACTCCCTGGCTTGACAGCTGGGGAGATCTGTGGTCGGCCTAGATAAATGATAATAAATAAAGTATTTAAACATAAAAATTTAATTACGAAACACTTGACTTTTCCCCAGTTTCGTGAGAAAATTGAGTATCGAAAAAACCCTATCGAAAGGATTCCCCATGGGAACTCGCAACCTCACCAAAGTAATTGACGCAGATGGCATTATTCGTGTAGCACAATACGGACAATGGGATGGCTATCCAGAATACACGGGCACACGCATTCTTGATTTTATCAAAGAGCACAACATGCTTGAGAAGATTGAGAAGTCATTGGTCAAGGCTCGTCTAATTACAGAGGAAGAGCATGACGAAATCCTAAAGCCATACACAAAGGAAGATGGCTGGATGACCTTTGAGCAAGGTGCAGATTTCTCTACCATGTTTCCTAGTCTAACTAGAGATACTGGCTGCGACATCTTGAAGGTATTGGTTTACTCTAATGGACCTATTCCAATTGTGGATAGCACAGAGTTTGAGAATGATGACCTATTCTGTGAAGGTGTCTATACCTTGAACTATCAGACACGTGAGTATGTATCTACCTTTGGTGGAGTGACTGTTAGTCTAAGTTTTGATGGACTAGATACCGCAGAAAATTATCTAAAGACTTTTAGGCAGGAAGAGGTGGCAGCATAATGGCTAAGCACACCCACTACTACACATACGGAGCTTGCACCTGGTGCGGCAAGAAGGTCAACAAGGGAATGGGCGTTGATCTATACAAGGGAAAAAAGATTTAGCAAAACCCTTGACATTTTATATGCCGCATGCAATAATAGATATAACCTCAAAAGAACGGAAACCCCATGCACGTATTGCAACGTATAGCAGTTATTGCAGATAACAAAGATGAAGCCTTCCGCACAGTGAAGCACACCCTCGAGAGCGAACTAGGCTCAGATGAGTATGCTTCTAATGCATGGTTTGATTGGTTTGTCACTGGCGGCGGTCGTTGGAACACTAATGATACAGAAGGCTATGACGACAACAACCAGTCTATGACTATCTCATATGATGAAGACCCGAAGGGATTCCTTGCGGCAGTTGATGAAGGTATCTCTAATAGGATTACTGAGTTCAATGGATACCGCAAAAGCTTTGAAGACAAGAATCTAAACATCTCTGACTATCTAGATAGTTATAATGGAAAAATGGACTACTCGTTTGAGTTATATCCACTGTCTAAGATGATTGACATGTTTCAGGGTAAATGGGATTTCAATTCTTACTTCTATGATATGCACCACGCTTCAGTCAATACAAAACACATGCTAGATACTATTGACAAAGGTGTCAAAAACTGGTATATTGTATACGTAGACTTCCACTTCTAAGATAGGAACCCCAATGTCTAAATTCTATACCTACTCATCTTGGGTAGAAACCTTCAAGCCAATCAAGAACACTATCACTAAGTATCCTAACACTATTCACTTCGAAACATTCGACGCAGAATATGACTTTGTCAAAGAGCAAGACCCTAACCACATCTGGACAGAAGTAGATGGCGATGGGGGCACTTACATTGTTGCTGGTCTTAGTTGGGTAAACCGTATCCATTACTACATTACCGAGAATCCTTGGGAAGATGACTACACAGAGGTTCCTACTTGGATTTACCGCCAATGTGACTGTGCTGATGTGGACGCAGACGGTGACTACGACCCTGAGTGCGAAGAATGTGATGAGGGTATGATTGACATTGATTGCGATACTGTCGAGGCATTGAAGGAAATCTATGGAGAGGACGCACCAATTGTTAGTTAAGAAATATACCCTGCTCATTGACCCAAAGTGGGAGAAAGAACTGATTGAGAAGTTCTACAACCATGTAGAGGCAGGCGAAGTCTTCCAAATGCTGGACGAGACAGAGACTGAGGTCTGTGATGATTGCCAAATCTATTTAACTAATGATGAGGCACACCCTGTCATGGAAATCTTCAAGTGCTATGACAATCAGAACTACTGTCTGAACTGCTGTGGCTGTGAGGATCACGAGGGGGAAAAGTGGTATTGATTATTAGTGCAGTAATTGTTATAATTGCATTAGGAACTATTGGCGGACTAAGAAGTAACGACGGGACATGGTAATGAAAGAACGCACGATCGATTTGAACATCTTCTACCGTGAAGACTGGGATGCAGAAACAGGTACCACGTGGAGCGACACTCTAACCATTGACCCTTACATCTATGAGTCAGATGAGTATGGTGTCCGTAAGTATGAGACACCATTGCTTATCGAATGCACCCCTGAAGAGACAGCAGTCATTGCTAAGCACTACCCTGGGGACGAGTACGGTAGCGACTGGTGGGACTTCTTCGAGAACTTCAAGGAGCTGGGGCCACAGAGTATCGTAGAGCTAATTAGTACTATTAACATTGAACAACCTACAGAGCCTGCATGGCATGTAACAAAGACTGAAGAAATGTTATTCTAGGTCTTGACAAACACCATAACTTAATATACAATAAAATAGCGACAAATATAATCGTAGAACTATTAGGAGAAATAAAAATGACTGTATTCCCAAAGGCACGTAAGGCTCAGCCAAAGCGTCTAACCAAGGTAACTAAGAAGGCCAAGCGTGAGGGTGACGTCGTACCTTACCTAGAGGTATGGAACACTCGATATGGTACCTCGGAGCGAATCGTTTACCGCAAGAAGGGAAAGTTCATTGACAGCGTCTCACTTGATTCATTGCGTAAGGCACAGTCAGTAGCATAATTAAATAACTTGGCATGTTGAGATTACTCCATGTCAACAGTGATGGCGTATCGGTCTAAGGGGTTGGACTGGCCATCACACTGGGGGAGGTCAGGATTGTCGTTGGTCTTGACTTCCCCCTTATAATTTGATACAATGGCAAGGTATAACTGAATAGGAAACCAATGACGATTAGACGAATAAGCAAAACTAAGGAAGAGCGAGTGGCAGAGAAGATTTCAGAAATCCTATCTGATGTTCGCATTGACCTTGACCAAGTTGGTATTTACCTCGCAAGGTTCAGACCAAATGTTTCATACAACAGACTAATGATTATTGCGGAATCCGCAGAATGGGAGAAAGAGCAGGAGTATGTCAGAACCAACATTGACCCACTATTCTGATAAGTTGGCTATCCTTGCTGATTTATGGTTGAACTATAAACAAGATGAGGAGTTTGCTGATTTTATTGAATACAATGACATTGGCTTACCACTTGCTTATCTTATCCACAATGACATTGTCAAATCAACAGACCTCGCACAGAAGTTTGTGGAGGAAACATTCGAGTTGTTGCTTGCTGGATTGGAAATCGAGGACAGTGGGTTTGAGAACCTAGATGACCTGTTAGCAGGATAACTACCAAAGGTCCCCTGCCAGAAATGGTGGGGGATCCTGGGTGCCGACCGTAACGTATTTTACCATATATCATTACGATAGTCAATACCTTTCCCCAGATTGCCAGAAAGAATGGTATAATATCATTATGAAACTATTAATCACTTCCCCTCATCACAAGATTGATGCTACCGACTACCCATTCTTTGTTATGGATGCTGATACCAAGGAAGTTACTGGTATTGCCGTTAACTCTCCTCTAGCTGATCAGAGACCACATTCAGCTGTTCCAGAAGATCTAGACTATCTTCCATTTGGCATTACTACTGGAGAAGGTAAGATCTTTGTAGGTATTAACTATACTATATCTGCTTATGATCCTACTACCCTGCAGCTTTTGGAGGTAGTGACTACAACAGGTGTACCTCACACCCACGAGATCAAGTATGCTGATGGATTCATCTATAGAACCAATACAAGCAATGACACTATCTCTAGAATCAATGTAGCCACTAAGGAAGAAGTACACTTTAGCTTTAAGACTATGGCTAGAGAGACAACTCTTACATACCCTACAGACAACAAGAACGTTATGGATGTATTCCACCTAAACGCTGTTACTGTTGATGGAGACAATGTTTATGTTCTAGCTCACAACAGATACCAGAAGAGAGCAGAGCTATTCCTTATGGACAAGGATCTAACATCTGCTACTAAGCTAACTAACCTAGACTATGCTTGCCACGATCTAGTTATCGTAGATGGTAAACTATACACATTTGGATCTCAGCGAGGTATGATGGTAACTGTAGATCTAGATACACTAAGAGTATCAAAGAGATACATTGTAGATTCAGATGCATTCTTCTTAAGAGGTGCAGTACACCTAGATGGAAAGATCATTGTATTTGCTAACCGTAAGGGATCTCAGACATTCAATCCTTTTGGTGAAGTAGATAACAGACCTAATGCAAACATCCTAACTATTGACCTAGCTACTGGAGATATCGTTGTCCAGGAAACTGACAAGTTTGCATCTATTGCTGATCTAGAAATTCTTGGATAATTAATATCTAATATAAGGATGACAAAGGTATGAGTCCTAGACACTTCTCTAAGCTAATGGAGAATCCTAACTATCAGAGTCCCTTTGAACCTGGTATGAATATGTGGTTTGCTTTCTTCTCTGTTACTGGATTAGATAAAGCTATTACGAAGATGTTTGTTTTTACCCCGAAGGTTGAAGGCATCAATACTAATCCTGTTAAGGATTCGCAAAGCGGTATCGAGACATTACACTCTAATAAGTAATTCCCCTAGTATAAACAATAAGACATAGGCTGTTATGGTTGTTTAGGCAGCTATTCAATAATAAGAAATAAGTCCTATGTTTTGACAAATAGTATATCTATTTATATAAATAACATTACGATAATTCGATATTTTTCCCAGAAATTTATATAGAAAAAAGACTTGACAAATCAGGATATGTGTGATATGGGGATATTTGGCTATTGACAAATGATTACGTTTATGGTAGGATGTGTTCTATTCTCCATATCTCTCCACTTCGCTCCACTTATTAACAATCTGTGTATAACTCAGTAAGATCTTTATACTTAGAAATACATCAAAAACATACTCTAAATAGCCGTAGGATGGATTCTGGGAGGGTATAAACCTGGGGGGGATACTTCTTCTTGGGTGATATTTCTTTTATGTTTTTTATAGCTTTTTAAGCCTATTTCTTCTTATCTTGATGCTCTAGCCATATTAGGAAAATAGCTGATATCACATAAAAGACTGTTAGCCACATAAAGAGTTTATCCATAAGTATAGTATATCTTATACTAGGGATTACGATGCTATCCCTTGATTCCCCGAAATTTTTTATACCATCTATCGTCTTGTGTTGGGATATGTAGGAATGATCCTATAGTCATATGTCCAGATATATGAGTCTCTATGTTGTCTGCAAAGTGCTGATAGATTATCTCTTCGCCTTGCTCAGATGTTTCTGTCTTGATGGTAAAGCCACAACTGCATCTAGATGTTATCATCTTTACTCCAAGTATTCTGTTATTAGGCTAATGTCTTTGAGATCTCCTTGTGGAACCCACCATGCATCTGGTCTTCCATTTCCTGGGTTGCTATAATACTTATCTTGCTTAGCATATTGTCCAGGAATGAATCCCTTTATGTCATAGGTAGGTGCTTCACCAGTTACTAAGACATAAACATGGTTTGTCTGGTCTGGAGCTCTTACGATAAGTCTATAGTTATCTTGGCTTGCCCATCGTACTTGGATCTTCTCAGATACATCTGCACCCTTAAATCCTTTACCTGCTCCTGCACTATAGTATATGTTTAATGCTTTGGATACGGCTAGCTCTGCTCCATACCCTTCGATATTCTCAGTCCAACCATTACCTGTAAAGCCATGCTGGTTTTTACGATTATGCTTAATGGCATCAATACCACGATGCACTGCTACAGAAGCTGCCATAGCAATTTCTTCTAGACTTAGTGTTATCTTCATATGTTCCTGTATAGTAGAGAATGGTGCTACGGAGTAGCCTAGGACCTCTTGTTTACCGCCGAACTTTTCGCCCGAACTATATTACTTAATTTTACCGAACTTAGCCCAGATACGCTCGTGAATAAAGTATCCGACTGCTTCCCATCCAATGTAGAGTAGTGCTCCCCAGGTGGCGTACTCCCACTCACCAGTGAACAGATAGATAACTCCAGCAACACCAACTAGGTGAAAGGTCTCCCAGCTAGCAGTCTTGATCAGGCTCTTCTTTGTCGAGTCTTTTGTCTTAGTCATTGTCTTCTTCCTTGTTTGTGTACCATACGCTAAAACCCATGTACAGGTTTAATATCTTAAGGGTCACTCCTCGTTCATAAGGACTGTACTCTGCAGAGATACCCCAGCTGTCAGCCCTACCAGCAAAGAAGTCTACCTTGTTGGCAACTATTACGCTAATGCTTAGGCCATGCCAGGGGCGGCTTACCTCTATAAACTTTTTCTTCATATATAAATTATACTAAGGAGTGGACAATTAGTCAAGCATTTGGTCTGATATAATTGTTAAATGCCCGAAAGAAAAGCATTTGAATACCCAGAGCTAGAGTCTCCAGTAACATTAACTATATACACAAAGTCACCAGAAAAATGGTTGTTGGTTGATAGAGAGACTGGACAGGTATACCAGGGATCTGCATCTGGTGCTTGGGATAAGATGAACCCCGTAATCAAAGACTAAGACAGATACTCGTTAGGGATTATATCTATTAAGATATGCACTCTATCCTTTTCGGATAGGTTTTCTACCTCATGGATCTGGTTGTTGTGAATCTCCCAGAT